CATTTAAACTTCAAAGCTAAATAAGCAAGACCTGATAGCTTGTGGTTAGTTCCCCAGCTTGATAATGTTGATAACAAGCTAGATGCACTTTGACTATCAGAACCTAAATGTGGCTCTATTGTAATATATGAAACAGCATCTTTGTAAAAATTACTATCTGAACTATCAACTGTTCTTTGTGTGTTGTCTGCAAATGCACCATCAAATGTTACTACTTTGTCATCTACTCTAATCTGTTCTATTGAGTTTATTTCTCCCTCACAGAGAACCAATGCCATATATAAAAACTCGTTGTCTGTTCCTGAGGTTTCTAAAAAAACTCTTGTTCCACCAACTAATCTTTCACCATAAACAATAGGTATATTTGCATCATTAGATTGTTTATTAAGTAGAATACCTTTTTCAAAAGAATCAAAATCTGTTTCTCCAAATTCAGGTATTTCAGGTTGAGGCATTAACCACGATAAAGCTTTACTTACAACTTTTATTGGAAACTCAATTATTTTTTTTACTGCACCACCCATTTAATTATGAAACTTCCTTTTGTATTTTTTACCAACTCTATAAATCTTATTATGTTTATCTAATCTTAACCAATTAATAGATTGATTAGTTTCTAAATATCCTTTGAAATAATTATAAACCCATCTCATTACTTCTTTAGCTTTTCTTAAAATTACAATATCATATAACCAAATATTGTTACCTGAGTTCCATTGATTTTTATAAAGTAATCCTGTCTGACTATATTGATCTTCGTCTTTGTTATCTAATTTAGCCCAGTTTACAAAACCATATAAACCTTTTTCATCTTTAAATATTTTATATTGTTGTAAATTTATTGATGGTAAAATATGATAATACAATTCTTGATAACTATTATCTTTATATTTATCAAAATTTTGGAATAATTTAATTATCTCTTGCATTATGCTCTACCCCATTTAATATCTTGTACTGTTTCACTTGAAAAATCCATACCCACATCTGTGCTAAAAAATCTTTGTTGAGATGTATTGTTTGTTTTTCTTCCATTAAGTTTATCAAAGTCTGCCCAATGAGACACAATCTTAAATATAATATTACTATCTGAACCTTGTTCAGATATTTCAAAAGTATCAATTGTTCCTTTGTAAAGTAAAAATGGGTCTGCTATCAAAGCATTAGAATCATCTAAAAATCCTCTATGGATTGTTACTGAATCATTCACTACATTCTCATTAAGTGCAGTAGAAATAAAAGTTTGATCTGCTCCTGATAAACCAAGATTTAAACTTGTTTTAGTTATATCAACTTCCTCAGAAAAATTTGATATACCCATCACAAAACTAGATGATGTGTAAGTTACACTAGAACCTGAAACAGAACTTGTTATAGGAAATGAACAATCAGTAATATTGACAGGGCTACTAAAACCGATTGTAATAAGATGGACGGGTCTAAGATCATTTGTTGCTAGTTCGTTCTTGATCGCTGTCGTTAAGCTTCTCGTCATAATTTTCTATTGTTCTCCTTTTTACTTTTATATAATCCGACACGATATAACTTGCTTTATCAGATGGTTCTTCGTGTTTTCCTATATTATTTGTTTTTAAATCTACACCATCTCCGTCAATTACTTCCTCAGCTATCATATCTACGTTGATCCAATGTCTTACTAGGTATTTCATTATAAAGCTTCCTCAACATCTAATTGAAATGAATATAAAACATTACCATCTTTGTCTGCTCCCACTGCTCCAAACTCTTGAATGTCATTTGTTAAAAAAACAGTAAAAGGAACATTGTCATAAGTAACAACTGAGTCGTCTGCTAAAGCCGTTGTAAGAGGTGGTTCAATCGTAACAGTAGCGGCATTTGAACTTGAAGTTACATCTGCAACAACCATATATACTTTATTGTGCGAGGCAAATTTAATAAAGTCTCCCGTCTTAAATCTACCCGCACCATCACTAGCGAATGCGTCCATTGCTATTGTTGTATCACCAACTGAGTGAACTCCATTAACTAAAACTGTTCCTGTTTCAGAACCTCTAGCATTTTTAATCTCAGGTGGAATAATTGTAAAATTTTCTTTACCTGATCTTTGCTTGATAATAAAAGCCATAAGTTCTCCATATACATCTGATCTCTTTGCAGTTATTATTTCTGCTGTAAAAGCAAATCTTTGTCCATCAATTTGTCTTGCTAATTTTTTACCACTATCTGATTTAGAAATAATTGTAGTTTGAATTGATTTGATTCCCATTGTAGAGAATGCAGAATTAGATATAGGGAAAGCACCACTCATTAGATTAAATTACTACTCCCTCTTTCATTAACTGATTCGTTTATAATTCTTGATATAGTTCCTCGTCTTTCAACTAATAACCTATCAATACCACTTGCATCAACAGCATTGATTGTAAAATTAACATTTACATTACCTGTTCCTGTTCCTCTAGCTGATTGTGTAATTTGTCCTGTTTGGTTTGGTATAAATAATTCAGCACCTTTTTCTCCTACAACAATAGGTTTTCCTTTTGACACAGCACCACCTTGTGAAAAACCACCTAAAAATGAAAGTATTGCTAATGGATTTCCTGATGCGGCAGATAAATTTCTTTGTTTTTCTTTTTCTTTTGTAATTAATTTTTCTATTGCTAATTCAACTGATTTTCTTGCTATAATTTCTATAATTGCACTTAATATTCTTACTGCTAATTCTTGTGCCATTTTTCTAAATGTCTCTGCAAGGTTTTCTCCTAATATTATTGATTTAGCTAAACCATCTGACATTTTAGTTATTCCATTATCAATTGATGTTCCTACTATTTCTCCAATTTTTTTAAAATTATCTTTAAATTTCTCTAGTTTATTTTTATTACCATCTTCTATTGTTTTCATAAGAACTTGAAATTGAAATTTTAGTTTATCAAGAAATGTCGCTTCAGGTACTTCTTTTTTAATATCAATGCTTGGAGTTTCAGTTTCTGTTTCAATATTTGTTTGTTCTGATATTCCTCTAATCTCTTTTATCTTTTTAATTATCTTATCAAGCTGAGTAATTAAAACTGCCGCACCAGCTATTAATAGATTTTTTCTAACAGCACTATTAAAAAGCAACATTGAACCTCTTGCCGCCATTATTGCTGTTGAAAGATTATGAAAAAATTTAATTAGTTTAAATGCTATAAGAATTTTAACTGTTTCTATTATAAGTGATAAATTGTCTTGCAAAAATTTAGCGGCTTTAGCAGTAAATTGTATTGCTGAACTTAAACCAGCACCTATCATTGCACCAAATTTTTTAATTTCCTCTCTGTTTGCTTCAACTGTTTTTTTAAGATCACCTAAGTTTTCTTTTAATGCACCAAAAAAACCTTGTGCAACATCAACCTGAAATATAAAAAATGCGTCTCTTAAATTTGATATAGTTCCAAACAATGTTTGAGAAAGTTCGTCCATTAAATTACCAAATTCTCCACCTTTACCAAAAGATTTATTCATTCTTTTAATTGTGTTTATAGCATTGACACTTACACCAGCTTCAAAACCAGCCATACCAGCAATACCTCTTTCTTTAAGTGCTTCTGCCGCCGCAATACCTGTACTAAATGCTTTTTGAATTTGGAAAGCCGCAAATGCAAAATCTCCACCCATTTGTGCGGCTACGTTTCCTGTTATAGTTAATAAATCGTCAAATGTTAAACCAGCTTCTTCAGCTTTTTTTCTAACAACTGCTAATGATGTTACACCTTGTTGTATATTAGATAATTCAAAGGGAGTTCCAGCCGCAAATTTTGTAATTGATCTTAAAGCTTTTTCTCCAGCTTGTGCAGAACCGAATAATGTTTTTAATTGTACTGATAAATTTTCTACTTGTATTCCAGCATCAACAAATCCTTTAATAACTACTCCGGCACCTAATCCTATAAAAGCATTTCTTAAATTAAATACAGATTGTTTAACTCTTTGTAAGTTTCCTTGTAATCTACCTAATGCTTGTTGAGATTTATCTCGTGCTACTATGTCTATATTGAGTCTTTCGTTTGCCATTATGTTTTATACCTTTTTGCTTCAGCTAGTGATTTCTTAGTTTTATACTCATCTTGTTCTTTTTTCAAGTAAGCTAACCAAAGATTATAATGGCTTACAGGCATATCTAAAACTTCTTGAATTGTGAGATGTAATCTGTCTGCTATGACTAACAGCGACCTCGTATCAGGGTCGCTTTCTACTTTTTTTCGGCTTCCTCGTAATTAGTATCTACAAGAATTTTATTGGCAACAGTAGCAATAACATTAGAGTCTGCTTTTTTTCTTAAAGCAAATTTATCTTCAGGTTTAAATGCTTTTACAAGATTACCTTTATCATCTTTTACTTGTAGTTTCATTATAAGCAAATCAACAAGAACATTTAAGTCTTGAAAATTACTAGACTTCTTAAAAATAATATTCTTTTCTTCCAATGTTAAAGGTTCAGAATAAAATACTGATGGATTGCCGTGTTCGTCTTTCCATTCTTCAACTTCAATCGTAATCGTTTGAAGCGACTCAAAGTGGCTTTTAACTCGGTCAATTACTGACATAAATTAATATTAGACAGTTCCTCTAGTTAAAGCACCTGTTCCTTGAAAAGTAACTGATCTAGTAATTACTGCGTCCATAGCATTATTAACTGACATACCTGTTACAATTCCTGAACCTGTAAAGCTTTCGTCTCCTGATGTATCGCCCTCAGGTAATAAGATAAAAGCTATTGAACTTCCAACAGTTAAAGTTTGTTGTGGTGAATCAGTTTCATCATAACTCATTTCTAAAGTTCCTGAGAATGATGTTCTTCCAGCTAAAAAACTTTTTGTTGCATCTGATAATTGAGTATCCTCTACAACATCAGCAGTAGTTTCTAAAGTGAACCCCGTCAGTTCCCCGATTGCAGTTCCACCCGCTTTAACTACACCTTCTTTTCCGTGATGTGTTGCCATTTTTTATTTTCCTTTTTTGGTTTATCTTTTTTTTCGTTTTGTTGCTTATAACCAAGTGCTATAAAATTTTCAAGTTGAGTTTCGTTAATTGTTACTTCGTTCCCATCTTTATATAATTTAATATCTTTAGCCATAATAAATCCTTTTACTACTTATCCTCGTCCTCGTCAATTTCTTCTTCGTCAAAATCCTCATCATCTAAATTTTCTTCCTCTACTTGATTTTCTCTTAATTCTTCAAGTAAGTCTTTGACTTCCTCACACATGAGACTTTCCTTATCGTGTAATTTTTCTATTGCATCTATTTTCTTTTGTATTTTGTTTATAATTTTATCCATTTATTTCTCCTTATGGTGTTCCTGATTGATACTCGTACATACATCTGATTGTCATTCTAATGCCACCAACAGGAAATAAAGAACCCTCGTCAGTTTCACAAGATACAACCATTGTATCTAAAGCGTTTCCGTTTCTTGTAATATCAGTTTCTACAGCAGTTTCAATAGCTGTGATTAACTCGTTTCTTTTAGTGTCTATATTAGTTTCTGCACCTTTAACAAAACCTGATATGATAAAATCAATCGTGCCGTGTCTTGTTCTTGCACCACTACCTAATTCCGAATCGTCTCTAGTTTCTTCTGATGTTTGAACTATAACTGCTGGGTATTGCTGTTCAGATAATTCGTCTATTGGAAAAGGTTGTCTAGTAGCTTTTTTAACTGCTGGGCTAGATATGTTACCTATAACAGTAAGTAAATTAGATGCTATGTTTTCTCTTACACTCATAATTTCATATCTCTAAATTGTTTTTTTATAAACTTGTTAAATGTATTCTGTATAATCTTTTCTGTTCTATCATTAAAGCCAAAAAATACTCA